CTTGCCCACATCATCGCCAGCATCGAGCAGCACGGCGTCTACCGCAACGTCGTCACCGCGCAGGACGACACGATCCTCGCGGGCCACGGCGTCGTGAAGGCGCTCACGCAGATGGGCCGCGCCGAGGTTCTCATCATCCGCCTGCCCATCGACGCGAACAGCCCGCAGGCGCTCAAGCTCCTGGCCGGTGACAACGAGATCGGGCACCTCGCGGAAGTGGACGACCGCATGTTCACCAACCTGCTGCTGGAAGTGAAGGAACTCGACGGGCTGCTCGGCACCGGCTACGACGACTCGATGCTGGCGAACCTACTCTTCATCACGCGCGGCGAAGTGGCCGACCAGAACGAGGCCGACCAGTGGGCCGCAGCGGGGATGCCCGGCGACCTCAACGGCGCTCTGCCGTTCAAGCTGATCGTGAGCTTTCCCACCGAGGCCGACCGGGAGCGGTTCGTCTCGGAGTTCTCCATCCGCATCATCAAGCGCGAGGCCGTCGTCTGGAGCGCACGCTGGCCGCATCGAGACGCTGAAGACCACTCGTCGCTGAAGTTCGAGCCAGCCCAGGAGCAACCCGCATGAGACTTCGAGCACTGGTCGATCTGAGCTACGGCAATGACGACTACCGCGCTGGCGATGTCTTCACCGCCGAAGAGCGCGACGCCCAGTCAATGATTCTCCAGGGCCTCGCGGAGCCAGCCGACGTGGATGACTGATGCGCTACCCGCTGTACGTCATCTCGAAGGGCCGCGCCGACTGTTGCCTGACAGCCCGCTTCCTGATGCGCGACAAGGTTCCCTTCGCCCTGGTGGTCGAGCCGCAAGAGGCCGAGTTGTACGCCGCACGATTTGGGGATACGAGAGTGCTCATGCTGCCGTTCTCCAACCTCGGCCTCGGTTCGATCCCGGCCCGCAACTGGGTCTGGGAGCACGCGAAGGCGGCGGGCCACGAGCGGCACTGGATTCTCGATGACAACATCTACGCCATCGAGCGGCGGTTCGAGGGCAGGCGGATCCGCTGCAACGCAGACCTGGCGCTCGGCAGCGTCGAAGATTTCATCGACCGCTACGAGAACATCGCCATCGGCGGGCTGAACTACCACATGTTCGCGCCGGGGCACCGCGCCATCAAGCCCTTCGTGGCGAACGTCCACGTCTACTCGTGCCTGCTCATCCGCAACGACCTGGAGTACCGCTGGCGCGGGCGCTACAACGAAGACACCGACCTCTGCCTACAGGTACTCGCGGGCGGCTGGTGTACGGTGCTCGTCGCGACGTTCCTGATTCACAAAGTGGCGACGATGAAGATGAAGGGCGGCAACACCGACCACCTCTACGCTGGCGACGGGCGGCTGAGAATGGCCCGCAGCCTGGAGCGCATGTGGCCGGGTGTCGTCACCACCCGCCGCAGGTTCCACCGGGCGCAGCACGTCATCGACAACGCCTGGAAACATTTCACGACGCCGCTGAAGCTCCGCGCCGACGCAGCGGCTCCGACTCCGCGGCGCATGGAACTCACGCAGACCAAGCGCATCGCAAGCAACGATCTGCGGAAGTGGTTCGACCAAGCGAAGGCGAGAGCGTAATGGCAATGGGCAGACCTCCGGTACCGACGCACCTGAAGCTGATTCGCGGCAACCCCGGCAAGCGGAAGATCAACAAGAACGAGCCGAAGCCGGTTGGCGACCTCAAAGAGCCGCCCGCGCACTTCGACGACGAGTTGAAGGCCGTCTGGAACTACGCCATCGAGAACGCGCCGCCCGGTCTGCTGAAACGCATCGACTCCTCGGTGCTCGAAACGTGGTGCATCGCGCATGTGCTCCACCGTAAGGCGGTCGCGGAGGTCCGCAGGCATGGACTTCTCGTCAAGCCGCCCAAATCCGACGTGCCCATCCAGTCGCCGTACCTGCCGGTCGTCAACAAGCAGGCGTTCATCATGCTGCGGGCCGTCGATCATCTTGGCTTCTCGCCCGCCAGCCGTACTCGCATTGCGACCGGCGACCTCGCGCCGAACTACGGCGGCGGGTGGGATGAGATCGCAACGGGGTGATGTCATGGCTCCATTGAAACTCGTGCTACTGATCCTGGCGGCGCTGCTGTTCGGCCTCGCGGCCTTCGGCGTGGGGCACCCGCGCTACAACCTCGTGGCCGGTGGCCTCTGCTGTTGGGTCGTTTCGATTCTGCTGACCTGATCCACTTTCATGCCGACGCTGGCTAGAACGTGCCCGCTGGTGGCGCGAGGCCAGAGCTACGCCGAAGCGGTGGTCGCGGGCAAGGCGGCAGGCTGCGAGTGGGTACGCCGCGCCTGCGTTCGCCATCTCGAAGACCTCGACCGCTGGAGCGGCAAAGACCAGCCGTTCTACTTCAACCCGAAATCGGCCGAGCGCGTGTGCGACGTGGTGCAGCACTTCCCGCACATCCACGGCATCTGGGCCAAGCACCAGAAGCACATCGAACTCGAAGGCTGGCAGGCGTTCATCCTGATGAGCGTCTTCGGCTGGAAAGCGACCGTCACCGACGCGCGGCGGTTCCGCATCGTCTACATCGAAGTTCCCCGCAAGAACGCCAAGAGCACGCTCACCAGCGCCGTGGGCCTCTACCTTGTCGCGTGCGATGAAGAGCCAGGAGCGCACATCGTAAGCGCGGCCTCGGCTCTTCATCAGGCGAAGCTCGTCTTCACCGACGCGCAGTTGATGGCGCGGAAAGAGGCGGGCTATCGCAACCGTTTCAGCGTCGATGTCCTGGCGCACTCCATCGTGCAGCAGCCGACCGCCAGCCGCTTCGAGGCGCTCTCTGCGGAGTACTCGAACCTCGACGGGCTGAACCTCCACGCCGCGCTCATCGACGAACTGCACGCGCACGCCACGCGCGGCCTCTGGGATGTGCTCGTCACCGCGACCGGCTCTCGCGTGCAGCCGCTCGTGTGGGCCATCACCACCGCTGGCCTGAACCGCGCCTCGGTCTGCTACGACCAGCACAACTACCTGATCGACATCCTGCTGAAGCGCATCGAGGACGACGCCTACTTCGGCGTCATCTACACGGTCGATGATGGCGACGACCCGTGGGATGAGCCGACCTGGGCGAAAGCCAACCCCAACTACGGCGTGAGCGTGTTCCCCGAGGGAATGCGGGCCGACGCCAAGAGGGCGATGCAGATGCCAAGCGAACAGGCGTCGTTCTTCACCAAGCACCTCGACATCTGGGTCAACGCCGCGATGACGTGGCTCCCGGCTGGCGCGTGGGACAAGTGCACCGAGCCAAAGCTCGACCTCGAAGACTTCGCGGGTGAGCCGTGCTTCATCGGCATCGACCTCGCGCTCCGCAGTGACATCGCGGCCATGCTGATCGCGTTCCCGCCGAACGAGACGCGCGACTGGTGGGCGGTCTTCGGGCGCTACTACTTGCCCGAGGAAACGGTGAACCGTGGCGAGAACGCGCACTACCAGGGATGGGAAGCGATGGGGCGGCTCACGGCGACGCCGGGAGTCATCACCGATTTCGACTTCATCATCGCCAACCTGGGCGACATCGCCGCGCAGCACGACGTGCGGGAGATCGCGCTCGACCCCTACGACGCTGGCCCGCTCATCAATGACATCGAGAAGGCCGGTCTGCGGAAGCCGGTCGAAGTGCGGCAGATCGCGCCGAACATGTCGCCCGCGATGGTGGAGCTTGAGGGCCTCGTGCTCTCGCGCAAGATCCACCACGACGGCGACCCGGTGCTGGCCTGGATGATGTCGAACGTGAAGGTGGCACGCTCGGGCGACCTGATGAAGCCGACGAAGGAATCGCCCGAGAAGAAGATCGACGGCGTGGTCGCGCTGTTGATGTGTATCCATCGCGGAATGCTGAAGGGCACCAGCCAGACGAACGCCTACAAGGAGCGCGGGCTATGGTCGATCTGATCCGCTCATTCATCGACAAGCTGCCGATGCGGTTCGGGCGCAACCGCGCACCGGAACTATCTGCACCGACACTCGGGCCGAAGGGCATCAAGACTATCCACGGCACGTCGATCCAGACGACCGGCGACGCGACGCGCGAGGCGATGGTGCCGGTCAACACCATGCCCGGTGTGATCGGGATCTCGCCTGCGGCCAACGCGGCTCTCTCGATCTCGGCGGTGTGGGCGTGCTGCCGCCTGATCTCCACTTCCATCGCCGCGCTGCCGACGAATCTGTTCGAGGTCACGCCCGAGGGCAAGACGCCCGCGACGAAGCACCCGCTCTACAGCTACCTGACCGCTTCGCCCAACCCGCTGATGCCGCTCCAGCAGTGGCTACAGCCGACACTGCTCGGCCTTCTACTCTACGGCAACGGCTACACCTGGATCGACCGCATGGGCGATGAGGTCGTCGGCATCTGGCCGCTCAACCCCGCCCGCGTGTCGATGGTGCTCAATCTCGACGGCACGTTCAGCTACTACTATTCCGACTTTCGCGGCAAGTTCAGCGTGTTCACCGACGCCGAAATCATCCACTTCCGCATGTTCTCGATGGACGGTTACTTCGGCCTGCCGGTGCTCGTCTACCACCAGCTTTCGATGGGCGTGGCGTCGGCGGCGCAGATGTATGCGCAGTCGCTCTACATGAACGGCGGGCGACCGGGCGGCGTGCTCCAGTATCCCGGCGAGTTGAAGAAGGATCAGGTGGACCGCATCCGCGATTCCTGGTACGCGACCCACGGCGGGCCGACCAACGCGGGCCGCATCGCCATTCTCGAAGAGGGGATGAAGTACGAGGCCATCGGCATCCCGCCCGAGCAACTCCAGTTCATCGAAGAGCAGAAATTCTCGGTCGAGCAAATCGCCCGCATCTTCGGCGTGCCGCCGCACCTGATCGGCGCGATGGACAAGCCCACGTACGCCAGCGTCGAGCAGCAGTCGTTGGAGTTCCTTCGCTACACGCTCTATCCGTACGTGCGCTGCCTGGAGCAAGGCGTCGATAAGGCCATGCTCGATCCCGAGTTCTCGTGGCGGTTTAACCTCGATGCCTTCGAGCGCGGCGACATCGCCACGCGGTATGCCAGCTACGCAATCGGCCGGCAGTGGGGCTGGCTCAACCAAAACGAGATCCGCACGAAGGAAGACATGAACACCTTCAAGGGCGGCGACGAGTACCTCTCGCCGTTGAACATGGTCGCGGTGCCTGCGGGGCAAGTGCCGCCGCCGCCACAACCACCGAAGCCCGCTGCGCCCGCACCGGCAGCGGCACCACCCAAGGAGTAACGCATGGGCGCAATCAGATCGCATACGACCGCCACGACAGACGAATCGTGGGACGGCGGGCAGCACGTCTCGAACCTGAAGAGCGACGGCGGCGAAAGCTACCTGAAGTCGATGTTCGCGTGGCAAGACCCCGAGGCCGACGCAACGACGAAGAGCGCCTACAAGTTCCCGCACCACATGGTGAGCGGCGACGGTGACGTGGGCGCAGCCAACACCAAGGCGGCTTCGAGCGGCATCGGCGCACTCAACGGCGCACGCGGCGGCGCCGACATTCCAGACGGCGACCGCAAGGGCGTCTACAACCACCTTGCGCGGCACATCGACGATGCAGGCAAGGACGTGCCCGACCTCGCCTCGCGCAGCGACATGCTGGAGCGGTTCTACCGCACGAACGATTTCGAGGTGAAGACCTTTGCAATGACCGAAGTGAAGACCGAGGCCAACGGCGCGTTCTCGGGCTATGCTTCGGCCTACACGAAAGACCTCCAGGGCGACAAGATCCAGCCCGGCGCATTCGGCCAGACCATCGCGGCCAAGAAGGGCATGGTGCCCATCCTCTACAACCACGACAGCGGGCAACTGCCGTTGGGCCTCTCGACATCGCTGGCCGAAGACGGCAAGGGCCTCGCGCTCTCGGGCCGACTCGCTACCGACACCACCAGCGGCAACGATGCCTACGCGATGTTGAAGCTGGCCGCAGACATCGGCTACCGCATGGGCATGTCGATTGGCTTCATTGCCGACGACTGGGAATGGGACGACGAAAACAATTTGCGGACCATCAAGTCCGTTGATCTCTGGGAGGTGTCGCTCACGCCGTTCCCGGCGCAGCCGAAGGCGTTCGTGGCCGACGTGAAGACCTTCCGTGATTTCGAGAGGTATCTGCGGGAGGCAGAGAACTTCTCACGGGCCGACGCCAAGCGCATTCTGCGCGTCGTGTCGGAACTAAACCTGTCATCGCGCGGGATGCCCGATGGCTCATACGAGCGGCACAGCCGCGTACTGCGGGCCTTTACCCGCCTGGAGACAAATGAATGACGCCAGCACAAGCAGCAGCCGATGATATCGAACTATTGCGAAAGCTCCGCGTGCAGTGGAAGGAACTCCACGACGAGGGCATCAAGCAACGCGACGCCAAAGGGTACGTCGATGCCGAGCTTCGAGAGAAGTGCGCCAAGGTCGATGCGGCCATGAACGAAAAGGTCGATAAGATTTCGGCCACGCAAGCCGCGCACGCTTCCACCATCGAGGCGCAGGAGAAGCAGATCAAGGGCCTGATGGAGCGAAGCTCTCGCGCACCCGGCTCGGGCGGCAACGGCCTGCCCGAAATCAAGACGCTCGGCCAACAGGTCGTGGAAGCGGAGCAGTTCAAGAACTGCCAGTGGAGCGGTCGCTTCTCGATCTCGACCACCATCAAGGGGCGGCTGCGGCCCGACATCACGAAGGCCGCGACCACCATCATCGAGGGCGGGCCTACGCAGATCGTGCCGCCCGTGGGCGCTTACCCGATCTTCCCGTACCGGGTGGGCCTCATCCCCGAGATGTTCCCGCCGCTCGTCATGCGCGATGTCGTTCCGGTGATTCCGCTGGACGGCACCAACGCAGTCGAGTACGTGCGCGAACTCTGGACCGTGCCGACCGCCGACTATCAGGTGAACGAAGGCGACAAGAAAAACCAGACCGGCGTCACCTACACCGACTACACGGCCAACGTTCGGACCATCGCAACGTTCGTGAAGGTGTCGCGCCAGATGGTGCAGGACGTGAGCTTCATCATGGCGACAATCCAGCAGAAGCTCTCGCTGTTCTGCCTACTGAAAGAGGACAAAGAAATCCTTTATGGCGACAACACGGCGGGCCACCTCTGGGGCATCATGCCGCAGGCCACGAAGGAAGCGACCTTCTGGACCCCTCCTGGCACCGGCAACACGTTCAACTCGCTCGACGAATTGAACATCGCTTCGACGCATATCGAGAATCAGTTCTACTTCCCGAATGCGATCATCCTCAACCCGACCGACGAAGCCAAGCTCGAAATGATGAAGACGAGCTTCGGCTCGTACGTGATGAGCGACCGCTTCCCGACGCAGGACGGCATCCCGCGCGTCTGGGGACTGCCCATTGTCACGACCCCGAACATGGCCGTGGGCGACTTCCTGGTCGGCGCGTTCCCCGGCCAGTGCGCCCTGTTCGACCGCGAGACAGTCACCGTCGAGATCGCCTTCCAGAACGAAGACGACTTCGTGCGGAACTTGGTCACGGTACGCGCTGAAGAGCGCGTTGCGTTTGCGGTCTTCGTGCCGCAGGCGTTCGTGTGCGGCCCCTTCTCGTGCCCGCCGTGCGCTGGCGGTGGACCGTTCGGCACTGGCGTTCTGCCTGGGCCTGAATGGACTACCGGCACCGGCAGCGGCGTCGCGCCCATCACCCACGCATCGCAGCAGCACGGCGGCTCACAGCCGAAGAAGTAAATGCCTACAACCATCCAGACGGTGCAGAACATCGAACTGCCGAACGGCATCAAGGTTCGGGCGGGCAGTGTTCTCACCGTCCCCGACCCCGTCGCGGCTGCGCTCATCAAACGTGGTGTAGCGCGGCCGCGCGAGAAGGTGGGGCCGCGAGAATACAAGGGGGGAGACGACGCGGCCCCCACCCTAAACCCCGGCGACCCGCTGCCCGATCCGGTGCCGTACGTGCGCGTGGCGACCGACCCGATGCCCGCCGCGCAGTACGAACCCGGCGCGTATGAAGACCAAGACAACTTCGTGCGGAACTTGGTCACAATCACCGCGCCGTTCGGCTGGTGGGATTGGTGGAGCGACGATTCGACCGCTACGCCCGCGCCGCCCGTCACGCCGTCGCCGTCCGCAGGCGACCGCCCGCCCGTGCTCGACCTCGCCACGATCAAGCTCCACTGTCACGTCGAGATGGATCAGACCGAGGAAGACGACCTACTTACGATGTACGAAATGGCCGCGCGGCTCCGCACCGAGACGTACCTTCGCTATCAGATCGACGACACAGTGGGCGAGAACATCAAGGTGGCGATGCTGATGCTGATCGCGCATTGGTATCGCAACCGCGAGGCTGTCTCCACCGGGCGCACCAGCCAGGGCATCGAGATGCCGCTGGCCTTCACCGACTTACTAAGTCTCGAACGAGACTACCCGACTTACACGTAACATGGCGCGAACGAAGATAGATCCAACCATCGGCGCGGGTGAGATGGATAAGCGGGTGACTCTGCTGCAACCGCTGTACAACGAACCCGAAGACGAGATCACGGGCTACGAGCCAGTGACCGACGTGTGGGCCGCAATCGACCCCGACATCGGCCAGGAAATGAACGAGGCTGGCCGCACGGTCGAGACGGTGCTGGTGTCGATCTACATTCGCTATCGCAGGGACATTGACGCACGCTGGCGGATTCAGGACCACGAGCACACCTACGAAATCAAGGGCCTGTGGGATATCGCGCGGCGACGCGTGCAGCTTCAACTTTCATGCCAGGAGGTTCTATGACGACGACAGCAAGACCAACGCCCAAGGTGGCCGACCCCAACGTGCAGGCCGTCTTCGATGCACTCGACAACTACATCGCAGCCTCGGGCTTCGTTACGGCGAACGCCAGCGTGACGTACGACGGCTCGGGCACCACCCACACGATGAACTGCAACGACCGCAACAGCCAGAACAGCTACACGTACACCGAACGCACAGCGGGCACGCGCGTCTCGATCACGCCGCTGAGTACATCACTCGGGCCTGGGCAGACGCAGCAGTTCACCGCGACCGCAGCCGACGCGGACGGCAACACCATCGTGGGCGCATCGTTCGACTGGTCGCTTCAGGGCGGGGCGCTCGGTAAGGTCGATGCCAACGGCCTCTACGCCGCGCCTGCGACCGTCGCCGGTCCCGCGTTCGATACGCTCACCTGTTCGCTCAGTGGTCAGAACTCCTGGGCCAGCGTGACGGTCCAGCTACACGCATAACCATGCCGGGGCGCGGGCCAAAGGTGAGCTTCCAGTGGGCGGGCGTGCCGCAACTGATGAACTGCTTGCAGCAGGCGGGCATCAGCATCGACGACAAGAAGCCCGAAATCAAACAGGTCATCATGCCGCCCGCCCAGGCCATGATTGCGAACGCGCAGAACCTCGCGCCCATCGGCAAAAAGAAGTACGGCAAGTTCGAGCCTGGGAACCTCCGCAAGTCACTCATCGCCACGCCAGGGCCAGCCACGCAGCGCGGCGTGTTCATGGTCGCGCGGAAGCGCATCGCGCCCTATGCGGTGTACGTCGAGATGGGCACGTCGAAGATGGCACCGCGCCCCTTCTTCCGGCCCGCGCTGCTACAGATGGGCAACACCTACGCCAACGACATCGCGCCGGGAGTGAAGACCATTCTCGAAGCCGCCGCTACGGCCTCGGCCTACCACTCGGCCAGCAACGAACCCTGATGGTCATCTTCGAGCAGACACTCCGCGACCTTCTCATCCAGATGAACCTCGTGGATGATCGCGTCTTCCTGATGCGTGCGCCACAGGTGCCCGCCGACAAGCAGAAGACGCCGTACGTGGTCTTCTTCTCCGTCGCGCCCATCAACACTCTGTTACTCACCACCCACAACGGCCCGCTCGACCAGATCGAGCGCGACTACCAGATTTCGGTTTTCGACAATTCCCAGAGCCGCGCCCTCGCTATCGCCGACTCGATCCGCATTTACCTCCACACGCTGCACGGCGACTTCGAGAACGTTCGCATCGGGCACTCGTTCTACATGACGCAGACGTGGGCCTGGGAACCCGACACGCTTTTGTACCAAGTGATTCAGGAGTTCCGCATCATGTTCAGCTACCTGAGTCTGGATCCACCACCCGTAACACCAACCCGTAGGAGTAAACGCAATGAGCACCACAATGCAGCCACCGATGCCGAGCACCATGCCGCCGCCCCCGCCGCCTGCAACGAAGAGCGGGGCACCCCCGGCGCCGCCTTCCGGCCCCACGCAGCAATCCGCCGCAGCCGATGATACAGTCGGCGGCATCCCCGCGTACGGCACACTGATTCAAGTGCTGTCGAGCGGCGCGGGCGTGACGCCGGAAGTCTACACGACCATCGAGGGCGTGGGCGATATCACAGGCCCCGCGAACTCAATGGCCGAAGTCGATACCACCAGCCACTCGACCGGCGTGCCGATCAAGCAGACCATTCCCGGCCTGATCGACTTGGGCGACCTCGCGTTCCCGTGCTACTGGATTCCCGGCGACCCGACGCAAGACCCCAGTTCGCCGTACGGCCTGGAGTTCCTTTTCTTCGGTCGCGTCGTCACGAAGTGGCGGCTGATCGCGCCAGACCCGACGCACTACACGCGCACGTTCCGTGGCTTCGTCAAGACGATGGGCGAAGACTACAAGGTCGCGGGCGTGATGACGCGGAACATCGCCATCCGCATCACATCGCCGCTCACGAAGGTGGCGTCACCGATGGCGCTCACACCGGCCAACATTCTCACCGTGCCCGCAGCGGGCAACCCGACCGGCACGTTCGCGGTCGCGGCGGGCGGCAGCGCAGCCCCGTGGATGCCCGTGGCAAGCGACCCGTGGATCACCATCTCGACGCCGACCGTGCCGCAGCAGGGCGACGGCAACGTGAGTTACGCGGTCGCCAACAACCCGAACGTAGGCCAGGCCCGCAGCGGCACCATCACCATCTCGGGCCTGGGCCTCGTGTTCGACATCACGCAACTGGGGACATAGCCATGCTGAGATACGAGAAACCCGAACCGGGCACGCCTATCGTGCTCGACCTCGACGGGCGGAAGCTCGAACTCCGCTACACGTTCCGCACCTTAAAGGCGTTGAAAGTGGAGCACGATATCAACGTCATCAAGCCGGAACAGTTGATGGCGATGGTCAATGATCCCGAGAAGCTCGCCATCGTCCTCTGGTACGGCCTGAAGACGAAGGAACCCGAGATCACGCTCGACTGGATCGACGACCACTTCGATGCCCCGATGCTGATGGAACTCTGGCCCGCGATGGCCTATGCCATTTCGGGTCGTCTGCCGGATATCGCGGCAGCGACGGCGGCTTCCCCAAACGTCGAGCGGCCAGCGGACCCGCCGACTGGCTCACCATCTGGGCCGTTGGCCGATACGACCTCCACCAGACCGAACTAGAGTTCTGGGAACTCACCTTCGAGGAATACAACGCGCTGGCCGCGCGTGATCTCGAATGGCGCGACACCCTGGAATACTACGCGTCGCTTGCTCCGTGGGCTGTCTTCAACGTGAACCGCAGCAAAGATGCCGAGTTCATGCAGCCGTTCGACTTCATGCTGCAACGCAAGGCGCGGGCTATGTTCGATCCGCCGCGCAGCGACGCCAATCCAAACGTCACACCCATCACGCGGGGCCGTCCCGCCCGACTCGTTGCGCCCGTGCCGCCCGGTGGCCGGTATGCGATGAAGGG